GCCCCGCGAGCGCCTTCACCTCGTCGACGCCGCGGCCCGACGCGCGGGCCGCCAGGGCTACGTGGTAGTGGACCGACAGCCGCAGCACGGCGATCCCGCGGGGCGCCTGCCGGGCCGCCTCGTCGGCGCACTCGAGCAGCGCGGCGCCCGGCAGCTCGTCGAGCGCCATCGCGATGGGCTTCCCGCTGCCGAGCCACTCGCCCGCGGCGCGAGTCACGCGCAGAAGGTCCCGCGCCGAGAGCGCCTGGCGCAGCATCGGCGGGATGACGCCGGCGGCCTTCGCCGCGACGACCGTCTGCACGTGCAGGTCGGACGCCGGGTCGTTGATGACGAGGTTCGTCAGGGCGTCGGCGGTCTCGACGCAGGCGATGATGTCGCCGCACGTCAGGCCGCCGAAGTCCAGCGCGAGCGCCTCGTACGTCTTGCCGCCCCACGCGACGGGGCGGGAGAGCTTCACGTCCATCGGTCACCTCGCGGCGCTCGGGGCGCCGGTCCCGACCAGCCCGCCAGGGGCGCGTCAGACGCGGCCGAGCGCCACGCGCAGCGCCGCCGAGTAGTCGACCAGGACGCCGCCCGTGGCGACCTGGAAGACGTAGGCGAGCTTGTCGATGATGAGCAGCGGCGCGTTGCCGATGAACAGGCTCAACGCGACGACCTCGAACTCGGTCGACCCGTCCATCGGGCCGCCCGGGGTCAGGCTTCCGAGGCTCACCGTCTTCGGCCGGGCGCGCACCTCGACCCGGATCTGCTGCGGGACGATGCCGCCGATGCCCGGGTTGCTGACCTGCTGCGCGCCGTAGAGGCCGAGCGCGTGCTCGACGGGCGCGAGCAGGCCGATCGTCTGCTCCGTCGTCATGCGCCAGTTGATGGTCAGCGACATGGCGCCGAGCTGGCACAGGGTCGGGGCGTCGATCTCGCCCATAATGCCTGCTCCGGACATGGTGTCCGACAGGAAGGCGATCTCGGGCAGCTCGACGTCGGCCACGCCGTAGAGCGCCTGCCGCGCGCTGTCGTACACCTCGAAGTTGATGAGCTTCTCCGGGACGTTGAACATGGCTCACCTCGTGTCAGGGGCAACGCCCCGTGTTCGTCCGGTCGAGACTGCGGAGCAGGCGCCGGCGCGCGGCCGGCGCCGGCTCAGTTGAACAGGTCCGCCATGGCCGAGCTGTCGTAGTTCACGTCGAAGGTGATCTCCTCGGCCGGCGACGGCGGGCAGACCTTGTCGAACGTGAACACGAACTTTCCGTCGGCCATGTCGACGACCGGGTTCTTCGACTCGAGGAACGAGATCGTCGGGCTTCCGACGAGGGCGCCCGCGGCGACGTAGCCGTTGAGCAGCGCCTGCATGGTCTGCACGACGCCGTCGATGAGCCGGCGGTTGCCCGGGGCGTCGACGTCGCGCTCGGCCGTGAGCACGAGCGTGTTGTGCAGGTGGTTCATCATGCGGCGCACCGCGATGAACGCGACCCGCGGGTCCGTGTCGGACGGGTAGATGCCCGTCCGGTTGCCCCACGAGACCCAGCCGAGCGCGGGCGACTGCCGCGCCGTGACGATGCCCTGGCCGTTGAGGCTGTTCGCCTGCGGCTTGTCGAGGTAGAGCTCCGAGGCCTCGACGCCGGCGTTCGTGAGGATGACGCCCGAGATCTGCATCGCTTTGTTGCTGGGCGACGCGTACGGCAGGTCGCCGTAGGCGTGGTCGGTCTGGCCGCACAGGCAGGCCATGTGCACCGACATGCGGCCGACGGCGCCGTCGAGGTCCTTCACGGCGGGCCAGCAGACGCCGGCGTCCTCGGCCGTGAAGCCCTGGGCCGTCTTCCATGTGGGCGCCAGGCTGTAGTTCGCGATGTCTGCGATGTCCGAGCTCAGGTCGGTCCACGCGAACGCGCGGAGCTCGCCCGAGACCGAGTCCCCGACGGCGCGCAGCTTGCTGGCGACGGCCGGCACGTGCGACCACTGCGGCGCGAGGAGCAGCGTCGGGACGCGCTTCAGCCGCGGATAGACCTGGTGGATGACCTCGCAGCCGGTGTACAGCCCGCCGGCGTAGCCGCCGATGATGTCGGACTGCGTCACGAGCGCCGGGTTGAGCCAGGTGTAGTCGATGCGGATCGAGTCGCCGTCGACGATGACGCCGCCGGCGCGCGGCTGGAGCTGCGCCGAGTCGTGGTCGTCGGCGGCGTAGACGAGCGAGTAGTCGCCGGGCGGGACGACCGACCAGGCGACGGCGTTGAGCTGGACGTCGAAGGTCCAGTCGTCGCCCACCTGGAAGGCGACGGCGCCCTCGGCGATGGTCACCCGGACGCCGTCGGCCACGTGCGGCCCGCCGTCGGCGTTGACCGCGATGCCGGCCGGGGTCTGCGGCGTGACGACCGAGAAGGCCGACGGCGCGGCCGCGGCGTACGTGATGGTGAAGGCGTAGGCGTCGCCGACGATGTAGAGGACGGCGCCCTCCTCGATGACGAACGCGATCCCGCCGCGGGTCTGCTGCGTGCCGTCGGCGAGGATGACGGCGCCGACCGGCACGCCGGCCTTCGCGAGCTGCCACTCCGACGGGTCGAGGCCGGCGACGGCCTTCGTGCAGGTCAGGGTGTAGGCGCCGGCGTCGCTCGGGTCGACGTCCGCGAGGATCGCGGCCATGTTGCCGTTTCCGGTGCCGACGTAGCCCATGCCGGCGATGGCGTACAGCTCCGGCGTCGCCGCCGCCGTGCACGTGATGGAGTAGGCGCCGACGTCGGTCGGGTCCGCCGCCGCGACGAGCACCGCGCCGAGCGTGCCGTTGCCGACGCTGCCGGGCGTGTAGGCGAGGTTCGCGACCTCGTTCTCGCCCGCGGTCGAGCGCTCGACCTGCGAGACGGCCAGCGCCTCCTTGTGCGTGAGCGCGATCGGGAGGTCGGCGTCGACGACGGCGTGCGCCTCGTTCACGACCGACGCGACGTGCGCCGGGTTCGCCGGGTCGAGCACGTTGATGAAGATGACCGGCGCGACGCCGTACGTCGTGAAGTGCGCCTCGAACGGCTCGTCGAGGGTCCCGCCCTTCGCGAGCGACACGAAGAAGTCCTCGCCCGCCAGCGCGAGGATGGGCTTGTTCGCGTTGCCGCGCTTCGCGGTCTTGTGGATCGGGGCCGTGCCGACGTAGACCGGCAGGGCGCTGTCGACCTGGACCGCCGGCCGCGCGCCGACGCTCTGCTCCTGGACATTCACACCGTGCGCCATGGGGTAGCCTCCTCAAGCGCGGTTCACCGCGCGTGCACTCCGTCCACGCGCACGGGGCGCGGGATCGTCCAGACGGTGGTCACGGTTCCGACCCAGAACGGCCGGGGCTGCTCGACCGGCACCGTCCAGTCGAGCCGACGCAGCTCGGCGATGTAGCGGCCCGCGGCGCCGCGCGGGTCGCGTCGGCCGGTCCCGTCGTGCGGCGCCTCGAGCAACGGCTGCTCCTCGAGGGACTGCCGGAGCAGGTCGATGATGAGCACGACGTCGGTCGCGCCCTCCGGGTCGTCGGCGTACGTCCCGATCGCCAGGTGCACCGTCGCCTCGCCGCGCTGCTGCGGGCCTTCGTCGCCGTCGCTGCCGCGGCTCGCGAGGATCTGCACGTAGGGGAAGTCGTCGGAGACCTGGCCCGGGTTGTCGGGCGGGTCGAGCGACTCCGGCCGGTCCTTCTTCGGCGGCAGGGCGCCGATGCCGACGCGGGGGGCGCGGTGGCCGCCCTTCGGCGTATGCATCCCCCAGAGGCGGGCGACGTCGGCCGCGACGCGCTGCGCGACGGCCGTCTGGAGGGCGACGATGCTCATCGCATCCTCCCGGCGGCCTTGCCGAGCTCGTAGGCGACCTCGTGCGCGACGCGCTCCTCGAGCATCTCGCCGGCGCGCCGCTCGACGTGCTCGTAGACGGTCTCCGTGGTCTGCATGAACGGCACGGCAAGCGCCGGGACGCGGCGGATGCTTCCGGTCTGCGAGCGCCAGACCATGATCCCGACGTCGCCGCCGGGCGAGGTCGGGATGATGAAGGCGCCCGGGATGTCGGTCATCCCGCTCGTCCGGCTCACCTGCGCGCGCATCGCCGGCCTGCCGCGGCCGCCGGTGCCCGGACGCGTCGGGGTGTGGCGGAAGCGGTCGAGCTTCGTCGCCGGGCCGCGGCTCTTGACGGTGGCGACGAGCCGGTCCTTCGTCGCCTCGTGGATGTCGACCGTGTCGTAGTAGGCGTCGACCATGTCGGCGCCGTACTCTTCCCCGATGCGCTCGCCGGCCTCGCTGTACGCCGCCTTGACGGCCCGGTTGAGCGCCCGGACGAGGGCGCGCCGGGAGGCCCCCGGGATGTGCCGGAGCGGCTCGATAGCCGACCGCCGGATGTCCTCGGAGACCTCGATCACCTCAGCCCTCCCACCACGTCAGGCGCACGGCCAGGAGCCCCATAGACTCGCCGACGTGCGCGACCGACCAGCGCTTGCCCTTCACGACCATCCGCTGCCCGCACACGGGCCGGGCCGGCAGCCCGGAGACGGCCGGCGGGCCAGGGTCGGCGAGGCGCGTGTAGAGCACCGCCTCGCTCTGGTAGACGCCCTCGGCGTTGCGCCCGGCGCTCGTGCGCGGGGCGGCGCCGGTCGTGTCCTCGTCCAGGACGCCCGGAACCTCGACGCCGTCGACGTTGACCAGCCCGCCGAACTCGTCGGAGTCCGTCAGGATGGCCGCCACGTCGGCGGCGATGAGGTCCCGGAGCGCCATGGCTCAGGCCACGACCTGGGCGACGAGGAAGCCGTCGACCTGGATCGGGACCGGCAGCGGTCGCGAGCTCACCTTGAGCCAGCGCTTCGCCGGGGACTTCGTGACCCAGGAGTCCGGCACGCGCTCGCCGCGGACGAGCGTGATGGTCGAGTCGCCGTCCGTGCCGGACGCGACCGGGACCGCGCCGTAGCGCAGCTCGGTGCGGACGTTCGGCGAGCCGAGCAGGATGTATTCGCTCGGGACGAGGGCCGTCTCGACGCCCGTGGACTCGTCGACGTACCACTCGTCGTAGCTGAACAGGTCGAGGCCCGCGGCCGGGATGCGGCCGAGGTAGACGACGCCGTCCGGGAGCTCCGCGCCGACCATCGGCGCGAGGCGCCCGAAGTCGGCGTTGCGGATGTCGAGCATCGCGTTGAGCTTGTCGTTGTGCAGGAAGGCGTCGGCCGCCTTCGCGCCCATCACCCCGAGGGTCGGGGCGGGCGCGCCCGACTTCGTGACGATGCGGCGCCAGTCCATCAGGTCGGTCAGGACGCGGGCCGTGGTGGCGGTGTTCCAGCGGCGCGCCTCGGCCATGAGCGGAACCTCGTTGTCGGACGAGCGGCCGAAGTTGATCGTCTCGTCGACGCCCTCGCCCACGATGTGGATGCCGTCCGTGAACAGCGCCTGCGCGCACATCCACTCCTCGCGGCGGGCGATCATGTCGTCCAGCTCGGCCAGGTCGGCCCCGAGGATCTCGGCCGCGCGGTCTTCCGGCGACTTCGGCTCGTAGACGTCCTCGCCCGGCTGCCGGGTGAGCAGGTCGGCGGCGGTCGTCGGGCGCTCCATCGCGACGCTCGGAGCCGTGTAGGTGTGGGTCGTGAAGCCGATGCGCTCGACGACCTTCCCGGGCAGGTTCGGGTTCACGAACGGCGCGAGGCGCCGCTGGCCCTTCTGCACGTCGACGTCGACGTGCTCGGTGTCGTAGACCTGGTGCATCTTGAAGAACGTGTTGCGCAGGAAGGTCCGCGCGGGCTTCATCTCGCGGAGCGCCTGGGCCATCCTCCGACGCTCGAACAGGCTGATCGCCATCTCCATCCTCCGTCTCACGCCGGGTCCCGGCGCTGCGAGTCGGGCCGGCCCAGCGGCCGGCAGGGTCACGTCAGCCGGCGACCCGCCGGCCCCCGGGTCACGCCGAGACGGTGTCCCGGAAGAAGATCCGCTTCGCCTCGCCCTCGGCCTTGAACGTCGCCGCGGTGTCCGCGCCGGCGAAGCCGACGGCGAGCGCGTTGAACTCGCCCTCGACGTAGGCCGCGCACTCCTTCGCGGCGGCCGTCGCGTCGACGTCGTCGGCGAGGATCGAGTCGAGGTGCTGCGAGCCGTTCGCGGCCGTGCTCGCGAGCTGCACGCACTCGCCGGAGCCGGCGGCCAGGGCGAG